TATCTTAAGAAGAAAATTATTAAGTGACGTAGTACCTGTGCGAGACAAGCCAATACCAAATATCTTAGATTTCATAGTTCCATTCTTCTCTAGGTAAGTTTACCACTCTTAGGAGTTGTTCTTCATTCATGTTGTCTGCACCAGGAAACTGACAATGCACAAACTTGGTTTCTGATGTGCGATGATCTACAATGTATCTTTTTTCATGATGAGTATCTCTTGTGCCATGAACATAACTATTCCAGTTATTATCCATCTCTTGAACATCGAATCCTTTAGCGTACATCATAGCATGAAGATAAGGTTGATCGCAAGTATAAAATGAATCTAATCCTGCATTTCTTACAAGTCTGATATAGTTGTCAAACTTGTCAAAATCTTTCTGTGCTTTCAGTCTGCCTTGTTTTGAATATAAAACCATACCAGTATTAAAGACACGCACAAGACCATCATCTGTTCTTGGAACTTCTACACCGTAGTGTTTTTTTACCATATTTGCCCAACGATTATCTTGCTCAGATGTGATACGACCTTTGGTGATGGTCCTTTGCTTTGGCTGAAATGGTTCGTCGCAGATACCAATCTCACCAAGGAAATGATCAAATACATTCTCTTCAAGTCTATCGACTGCGAATACGTCTGTGTCTACAAAAAGGATTTTGTCGTATTCATCCCATGCAGATTCAAAGAGTGGTTTGAACGCTCCATAGTGTGCAGAGTATCCACCGTTTTCTATTTTCCATCTAGTGCGTAGCCAGTTTGGATTTTGTTCGAACTTATAGTCTGCACCGATACGGTCTGCATACTCTCTCATATTACGAACACCTGCATAGCATGATGGTCTTGGTATTCCGTCCCAATATTGATAAATCGCTGTTTTCATTATACTGCTATTTTACTAAAGATTATATCATGCTGCATGGTTACTTTACCCTTCACATGATCTTTCACTACCCTATTATATATGAACTCCTTAGAACTAAAGAATGCCATATATTCTTCATAGGATGGCGCACCATGATTATATACTTGCCCTTCTGCAGGAACTTCACAGTGAATAGCAACGCACTCCGATAAATCTACTTTAGAAAGAATGTCCAACTCAGAACCTTGAGTGTCAATCTTAATAAACTGTGGAAGCTTTAAATCATTTTTTAATATTATATCTTCTAGTGTGGTTGTGGTTAAAAGCTTGTAATCATCATCATTATAATTGTGAGTGTTTTCTTTATAGTAACTATCTCCTGTGTTATTTCTGTAGTAAAATTTAATTATCACATCTTTTACATTTGACAAAACGCCATTAAACCATTTTATTTTATCGGTAACTGGTATGGGTGATTGTCTATACGGATTTGCTTCAAACATATATAAGCAAATATTTGGAAAAGTTTTACTAGCTTTAATAGAAAAACTTCCCTTATAAGCTCCTATGTCGTAAACAACATTGATGTTGTTTTCGTTGATTATCTTTTCAGATATTTCGTCCATAATAATTCCTATGCCATTCTATGAATTTTGCTACACCCTCTGCGATTGGTGTCTTTGCCTCATATCCTAGTGCTTGTAGTTTTGTTGTATCTGACCAAGTTTCTAGTGCATCTGCAGGATGCTTTGGTTTGTAAACTTTTTCAGCAGTCTTACCCAAGTTCTTTTCAATATGATCGATGAACTCCATCAACTGTACTTGTTTTCCATTACCTATGCAATATATTTCACGCTCAGACATATTTCGTGATACGATCTCAATACCCTGAACGATGTCATCAATATAAGTGAAGTCACGGATCATATTACCATCATTGTAAATATCAATAGGTTTATCTTTTATAATGTTCTCAGTGAAAGTATACAAAGCCATATCAGGTCTGCCCCATGGACCATAGACAGTAAAGAACCTCAGACCTACTGCATTCTTTATCTTAGATATATTGAATTGATTTTCATTTGTCTGTTTACTAAATCCATATGGACTTAGCTGTGGACCTAGCTTCTCATCAGGTGACCATGGCAGAGGATTACCGTGCATGGTACAAGATGTAGAAGCATATATTACATTATCAATACCATAATACTCACAGACTTTGATTAGGTTTTGTGTACCACCAATGTTATTCTCAATATAGTCATTTGGAATATCCATTGATATACGAACACCTGGATGTGCTGCTAAATGAATAACAAGGTCTGGTTTATGTTCCATAACATAATTTGATAGACTTCTTTCATCTTTTAAATCTACACAACCACATTGAATATAATGATCTTCATAAAGTTTTTCGGCCCTGTCTTCTTTGATCCCTTTTTCATAAACAACGCCGTTATAGTTATCAAAACCACAAACAGCATGACCTAACTCTTTAAACTTAATAGCAGTATGGTAACCAATAAACCCCGCCATACCTGTGATCATTACTTTCACTTTTTCTCTCCAGACAATATAGTTACTTCTGTTTTTCGTAAAGAACATAAAACACTATTAAAATCAAATTCAGGATGATTCTTTACTAATGAGTTAAAATACTCTTTATTTTGCATATTGTCAAATGCTTTTTGATAGATCACAAATACAGATTTGAACTTGTCTAAATTACTAGATACAATCTCTCTATCTTCTATAGGCATTTCGCTCATACTGTACGTTGCTATCAACAAAGAGTTATCGTTAATTTCCCAATCGCCTTGAAGTTGTTTGTATTCAATATTTTTCATTGCACAAGTGTTATTTAAAAATTTCTTTTGAACTTGATTTACTTCAGGGAAGTCGTATATGGTGTACTTACCCTTAAAGCCCAAATCAAAAGTCATCTTGCATAAATTTCCATATCCACCACCAATATCTACTATATGATCAAAGTTGTTGATGTTCCCAAATTTTTCGGAAATTAAACAAATGTTATAAAGAGATTGAAGCGTGACTAGACTTAACCCATTATAAACAATATGTGGACCACCATAGGTAGGCTCTGTAATAAAAGAGAAATTAAAATTGTTATCTTTTAGATAATCATATAATCCTTTTGCTAACTGATAGTAATTATTTCTTGGATGCATAGTATGCGATATTGTCTGTCCTTGCAGAAAATAATCTCCATAAACTTCTAGCTCTCTTTTTATTTTAACTAAAAACTCTTGCCATTTATTACTCATATCAATCCTCTTTCTGCCAAAGCTTTATAGTTTGTTAGTTTGTTTTGTTTCGGTCCACCAGGTTTGGTTTTAGTTCGAATATGAATAATGTATGCATCTTCTACACCTTCATCAAAACTAGAATAGTTCCACTGTTGTCTATCTAGATATGTATTCTCATCTTCTTCTAGCTTTTCCATTGTGGCTAGATGATGCATAATACCTTCGTCAACATTGTGTTGATTAAAGTTTAACATATTAAGAGGCACAATATGTTTACGTAATCGCTTTCGCATATCTTTTTCCAAGCGATAGATAGAACCCCCCCAATAAGGATATTTTGGATCACACAAATGAGGTAAACGTTTACCGATACCTTCTCTTAGGATTGGCTGTACTTTATAGTGTCTACCAATACCACGTGTGTCTGTAAAGATATTCTTTGTCATACTCTTACGTGTGAACATGTCCATATCAACCATGACCACAGTATCATAGTCATCAAACTCTTCGTCTAGCATATAGACTTTCTGACACTCAGGTCTGAGATTAGGATTGAATAGATTACCTCTGATCAAGCGATACTCTGCACCACAAAACTCTGCATAGGCTTGCATATTTTCCATAGAGAGCTTTTCGAGTTCTCTCAGGTTACCTGTCCAATGCTGTAGAATAATATTCTTCATCAGATATCTTTCATCAACTCTTCTACATTCTCGCCTCTGTTAGGCAAATGATCTTTTAAAAAGAAATGAACAAAGTTACATTCTTTGATACGGTTGTTAGCAGTATACAAGCCATTCCATTTCCAGTCAAGCTTTTTTATATTCATCTTTTCTTCTCTGATCCAAACATTAAGAAGCGTTTGATCAGTTGACCATTTCCAAGGTCCAAGTCCGTCAACGAAAGGTTTAAATCTAGGTCTGCGTAAGAACTGTGCAGGTGTTTCGCCATTCAAATATTTTAGCAAACCTTTGTTAAGAACCATGACACCCATGTTCATAAACTCAGCACCTAGTTTATCCCATTTCCAATCCACAGTCTTGATTGTGCCGTATTGCATACGTGAATAGTTTGATATTTTATTCTTATATTTGTCTGTGATTGGCATATCCCGCTCAACCACAGCACCAAAATCAAATGTTAAGGGAACATCATCAAAAATAGAGTCCGTAACTTCGGAACGAATGAACACATCCGCATCAATAACTGCTACTTGATCATATGTTTTGAGATATGTAAAAGCATTTTCTTTTTCGTAGATAGGTAAGAACCCACCGTATTTCATATAAGACTCATTGGATCGATTTGTATTAAAAGGATCCGGTCTGATCATCAGAATAGGTTGTCGTTGACGGATGTAGTCTGCACCTATTCTCTCTGCGTAGGCTTTTACTGATGCTGTGCAAAAGTCATATAAATTTTTACGCTTGCCCGTGTACACTTGGTAAATCAAAGTTTTCATAATCTAAACCTATAAATTTTCTATTTTGATTTCGGTGATCTATTGTATTTAGTCCATCAAAATTAATCTGTTCAATATAGTAAAAGTCATTCATTTTGTTTTGTTTTGAAAAATTTAAAGTGATACCTATGTGACCATCGCTATTCACTGTAATTGGTTTACACACAGCGTTTGAAATTAATCTTTCTGCAACTGTAGGAGTTATATAATAACCTGAACCTGGCGCTATATGTTTACCCTTATTACCGTAATCTCTGTTTATAAAAGATAAAAATTTATATCCTTCATTAGACATGTCAGGTAAAGGTTTTACCAATTTTGAATCATGTTCTATAATTACCACTGGAGTTTTTTTACGTAAACACGCACACCATAATTCAAAGTGACTATACCAAACAGCCTTTTCTGTAGAAGTAAACTCTCTTTTTCTCAACCTACCAAACTCAAGTTTGTTTTTATACACTAAGTCTTTTGGCGTCACGGCTTCAAAAATTTCAACTTTATGATTAAATTTTTCCCATGAAGGTAGAACACTTCTCTGATACATCACAGATATAGGATGCCCACTCATGGCAATCATCATAATTTTATATTTCATGTTGTAGGTCTAAAAGATCTTATGATTTCTCTTGGTGGTTTCTGTGTCATTTTTCTAATAATATTAAAATTCTGCGCCTTATCTAATATGTCTTGCGCTCCAAAATTATTGAGAACAGCAATATCTTTATCATGATACCAAGTAGAATCTAACCTTCGAATTCTTCTTGGTATATCCTTAGTCAAACTACTTGAACTAAATGCCACAATAAACATATTTTCAAGTATCCTAGCTTTCTTTAAAACATTGGCAAAGGTGTACCACTCATAAACTCCTGCTATTCCCATTGTTTCTTTTCTGACAGGAAGATCTATGCCAAGCTTTCTAACAGAATCGTTTATCTGATCTAATGTAACGTAGTACTGTATACTAATGTTATCATAACCAAACACACGGAATTCATGCTCAACTCTCCTTTTACCTTCCATACTGTACATGTCGTTTGGATCACATATAATAAACACCTTAGTGTCTTTTGGAAGGTATATTGGATCTTCTGTAAAATCTGTCATCTGTAATCGTCCAAATTAAATTTTGTTCCATACATTTTATAGTTTTCACGTCCATGATTAGTATACACCAAAACTTCAGGATCGTCAATTAAGAAATCACAGTCCTTACAGTAATTTGGGAAGTCTCCCATTTCATGTTGCTTTCTCAGTGTATTATAAGCGTCACCATACCAAATATCTTCAAGTGTGTTAAGTGAACCGTGTCCTAAAACAGCTTCATCATCCCTACCTAATACTTGGCAGCAAGGATGGATAGCACCGGTATTGCCATCAAGCCCACCAGCACGGATAACGAGATCAGGGCTGAAAGGGCGTCCACAAGTTTTCTTTTTACCAACTCTGTCATATTCAGGTTCATATACTCCACTCCAATTATGCATTTTCCAAATTTCAGTACTTACATTAGCAGACTTGACAATCTTTTTGTACTCTTCAACTTCATAATTAATATTATCATTATCTAATATCAGATGATATGTTGCAACAACACAGTTAGATTTAGAGCGAACAACATATCGTTTCATTTCGTGTAGATTAGACAAAACTCTATAGAAATTCTCACTATTCATCCACTCTTTATATTTATCATAATTGTAGCCTATAATACTAAATCTAAAAAAATCTAATCCTGCATCTACACATTCTTCCATAAAGTTACCATTCATACGATAACCATTTGAAAAGATTACGCACTGTGCATTATATTTTTTTACTATTTCAATATACTTCGGTAAGTCAAGAGATATGGTAGCTTCGCCTGATCCATCTAGGTTTACAACATTTAACCCTGCTTCTGCACATTCAGCGACATACCTTTCAAATTCACTTAAAGGCATTTTACGCATCCAATTTTTACCACGTGCGCCTGTAGTCCCATCAGGGTGTGTCTGTGGACACATTTGACATGTGTAATTACAACCGCCTTGTATTTCTATAACTGCCCTATCTATTTGCATCTCACCATCCATTTACAAAATTAAAAAAAACTCTCTTGTAGGTTTCAACTCTTTCGGTTGCCGCTTCTATTGTATATTCTAATTTTTTTAAGTCTCTATCTATATAGAAATTATTTTTTGTAACAATTGCAGCAGGAGTATGCCAACTAGATATTGAAGATTCGCTTATCACTATATGAGGTTTAAACAAATTCTTGCTGATGTAGTGCCACATTCCTTCATATGATAAACAGCATTCACAAGTTTTTATATGATAAAGTGCTTCTCTGATAGGAGTTCTATAATCTATTTCTGCTACATCATAGCCAAAATCTCTTAGCCTATCTAAAAGTCTGTCCCACTCCCAATCTAGTAATATCATTTTAGAATTACCGACTTGCTGACTCGCATTGAAAGTTGGACGCCAGATTACAATCTTGCCATATTGCGGAGTCGTGTCTATTGTAGGATCTAGCGCCCAATACCTATATAGCTCTGATCTATTTCTTCTGGTTATACCTTGATAAAATTCTTTATACAATGCATAGTCATCACTTTCAAAAACATATTCAACATCGACAATATCCTTCCACATATACCTATCACGAATATATTCTACTCTTTCAAATACACTCTCAGGATCTTCATAATGATGAACATAGTCTTTATTGTGAAAAAAATGCAACTGAAATTTGGTTGGCTTCTGATTAACAAATGCTCTCATATAAGCAATGTTAAGGCCATACATACTGTCTCCAATTCCGACAGTAGTTTTCCATCTTATGGTATCTAATCCATAATTATCACGCCAATCATTTATCCAATATTCCCATAGGTTGCTCATAGTATGCGACAATCTCTTTTGCTAATTCCATAGCAGCCTCAAAGTTTTTACGAAATCTATTATTTTTATGACCATGCTCAATAAACTTCTTTAGATTATCTATATCACTTTCATAACTATGAAGATCAAATGATTTTCGATAACTTACGAGACATTCCCATTGATAACGCTTGTTTAGAATTTCTTCAATTGTCATAATTACCTTCCATTTTAAAAAGACCCATTATACCAGGTGAAATCATAGTATAGTTTTGTTCTGAACTGTATTTCTCATTAACATAAAAGAAATACTTAGGTTCATATTTTTTACCGTATAATCTATATACGTTTCTAGCTGCCTTACGAACATCAACCATTTCTAAATTATCCATTAATATGTATCTTGGTTTTATTTTCATACAAGAACTAAGATCTCTTGTTGGACTATCTCCTGTGTGCATTCCATCTACAAAGATCAAATCAATATCATCATGTCTATGCTCTTTACCCCATATAGGCTGTTGATAAAAAGTATGCTGAGGCCAAAACTTTTTTATTTGTCTTGCGTTAATTTTAGACGTATCAGATGGATCATAGCTTGTCAAGGATTCTAGATTTTTAAATACAGTCATCATTACTAAAGATGCATGTCCTGCCCACATACCAATTTCGATTACATTTTTAGGATTGATCAATGCTTGTATTTCTATCCACGGATTAACCATGTCAGGATTAGTTAGATCTGTACCACCCCAACTGTCCTTTGGAAATATTAAATAATGATCGTCAATGTTTAAAAGATTTTTCGCCATAATTTTCTATCATTTTTCTGTCAACGTTGAAATCTAAATTAGTTGCTATAATAGTTTTTCTTTGGTTACTTATAATTTTAGGTGAACGGTGCACTAAAAATGTCGGAAAAAATATAATATCACCTTCCTCTATATTAAATTGTCCGTAGTTTAAGAACTCAGTAGATTCAGTTATCTCAGGAAGTTCTAAATAATACACACAAGCCCAATGACCATTATGCTGATGCCAACCAAAATCTGAATTTTGAAAGTATTGCTGAAACCAATATTTTTTGTACTTAAGACTTGGAACTAAACCATACATCTCTCCAAGCTCAACAGCATACGGATATAAAAGTTGATCCATTAGCGCAGCATAAGTTCTTGGTGCTTTTGGTATATTATAATCGTAATAGTAACCCTTTTCATTTAATTCAATATTATTTTTTTCTATCATTTCTTCGATAGATTTTAAAAACATTGGTTTATAATGATCGTGTGAAGTAGCTTTGAAAATATGTACGAAGTCAGGATTATCCCCGTAGTTGCTGCGGCTCAAGCTCTTCATAATCATACTCATCGTCATACATAACTTCGTTTAGCATTTTTCTATTATTGATATTAGATGAAACTTCTCTAATACGTAAATCCTTTTCAATAGACTCAGACTTGTGTTTACCACGTTTTTTGTTACGTGAATCGAATCTAGAATATTTTGCCATTTTTTCCTCTTAGTATCCTAACATTTCTTTTGTCATTATATAATCTCTTACAAAATCAGAACGTACAATATCTTCCCAACCAAAATTTACTATCGTGAAGTTCTTTAACTGTTCTACTATTTGTAAAAATCTCATAATACCACTTTTCTCATCATCAAATTTAAAATCACTTTGTTTATAATCACCACAGAAAATTACTTTACTATGCTTACCCACACGAGTGATTACAGAATCTAACTCGTGAAAGTTTAGGTTCTGCATTTCGTCTACTACTATTATAGAATTATCGTATGTGGTTCCTCTAATAAATGACGTTGAGTCAAATACTATTTGATTTGAAGTTAACATTTTACTATAAGAACTTTTATCGCCAAACAATTCTTGGCATATATTTTTATATGGGGAAGTAAAAGCATCTTCTTTTTCTTCTTTGTTTCCTGGTAGAAACCCCATGTCTCTTGTTGGAACCATGGATCTTATGATAACTAGTTTTTCATATTCTTGATCGTCTAGCACATCTTCTAAAGCAAGATATAGAGCAATAAAGGTTTTTCCTGTTCCCGCCGATCCAGTGAGAACCAAATTATCCCCCTCATCCCATGCCGTGTATGCAGCTTCTTGGTTAGCGGTGAGCGGATCATACTGTAAAAGATCAGCTAACCTTACAGTCATAGAGTTGTTCAAACTCTTGGTGCGTCTAGTCATTTATACATCTATCTTATTATCTGTAGCAGAACCAGACCTTATCTTTCGCAGAACGTCTTTCCAACCGTCACCAGCTTTATTTAGCGTGGAACCATGCTGAGTAACAAAGTTAGGTGTATTCAGCTTTTGTTTCCATTCGCCAGTAGACAGAAGTTTTTCACGTTCTGCTAGAGATAAAATCATTTCCTTTTCTTCACTTGTAGATACGTTTATCATAGTATACGTAGGCATCATTATAACCTTTTTTAATCAGATTGGCAACCCCAATCTTTATATTTTATGCAGCTTCCAACTTTGTTTCGAGAAAATCACGTTTGCGTTTTAACTTTAACACTAGATCCATTTTACCCTTTTCTTCTATTTTATTTATGTATAGGTTTAATTCTTCTAAATCTTTTCTCAGTCTATCAAGTTGGATTCTACTCATACTTTCTCCTATGTTACATATTATTTAACAATTAAATCTGGAAATGCCTCCTGTACAAGTTTTTTGGTAATACCCTTTATAGGCATTTTTTTATTTATCATGCCAACAAGAAGCTCTGCATCTCTTGGATGTACTGTTTCTAATATATCCAAGAATATCTTTTCTCTCTTGACTGCTGGCATTTTTGCACCAGGACCATTTGGAATGAAGTAAGCAAATTTTCTATTATGTTGCATTAGATTGGATGGTACAGATCTCTCATCCGCAGGTTCATATGGCGGCTTACCACCTGGTAAATTCCAAACAACTATTTCATCAAAGGTGCCACGAAGCACATCCTTTAATGCCCAATTGTTTTGATTTGATTTTAAGATATTTATTTTGTCGGTGCGACCTTTAGCTTCAGAAACTTGTTCTAAAATCTCATATACATTATACGTAGTTTTATTTACCATACTAAACGAAGTCCTTTATATCCTCTAATAACATGCGGCAACGTTTCTCCACTAAGAAAGGAAATACTTTACCTCTGTTGTTCCACTTATCTTGCTCTTCAAAGCTATTTAGTATTTTAGATTTTACTGAATTGGGTGTTTCTGTTAAATCTATAAGTTTTTTATTACGAAGATAGTTACGCATCCATTCTTCATCTTTTCCATATGGATTTTTGTAAGTATCATATAGCTTTTCAATCAGTTCTTCTATTTTCTTTTTTCGTAGGGGAGTCTGCCTAATACCATCAACAAAACTATTGTCAGGTGATAAAACATTAGGCACACCATCAGATTGATCTCCCTTTAAGATCAACTCAAGTAGTTGTCTACGTGGGTTCTTCTCAACAATCAACTATTTTTTCATGGGTGAATATTG